CACAGACCGTAAAATAATTGTTTAATATTATATATAACTAAAGTCATTTATAATATTAAATTACGTATAAATAAATTATTTAATATTATAAATGACTAATTTATTGTTAACATCAAAAAATATAATACAAAAAGTGTATCAAATGACTTATGATGCTGTTTCCATTTTTGATAATAATGGACTTTTTTACTTTGCAGACGGAGGAACATTACTCGGATGTGTACGTCATACAGGTATTATTCCTTGGGATGACGATGTAGATTTGTGTATAATGGAAGAAGATACACAAAAATTTTTAAGCTTACGTAAACAATTCAAAAAATGTGGTTATGGAATAGTAAAAGCATATGATGCTTTTGGTGCAACATTTGGGTATAAAATATTTTATTTGTCACGTAAACATATAAAAGGATTTAACTATTCTTTTCCATTTATTGATATTTTTTTATACAAAAAAATGGGATCTAAATGGAAACCAGCTTTAAAAGATGCTAGAGATATTTGGCCTGCTGAATGGTTTACACCTGAACAGTTATTTCCTCTTAAAAAATATAAATTTGGAAATTTTGAACTTAATGGTCCTAATAAGTATGATGAATATTTTAACCGTCTTTACGGTAAAGACTGGAATGATGTTGCATATAGACAATATAATCATGCAAAAGAAGAAGAAGTAACAAAAGTAAAAGTTGCATTAACAAAAAAAGATAGAGTACCTGCTCAACCTACCTATATTACAAACAAGTCATGTATACATTCATCAAAAACAACAATTAATAATATTTATCATTCTTTAACATCTAAATATAACTTATATCCATTATCTATTCCATGGAGATTGAGTTATATTCTACCAATATTAGAAGAAACTGATAATGATGATATTAATAGTACTTTAAATGTATTATTATCTCCTGTAAGAAATATACATAATTTAAAATCTCATACTAAACAAAAGAAAATTAACAACTTTTTACGTAAGCATGAAGTAATTGTAACTATGACAACAAGTCCTCTTCGTTTAAAAAAAATTGTTGCAGTATTAAGTACACTAGATTATACTAACATTACAAAAGTAAATATTGTTTTACCTAAAACATATGGACCAAATAATGAAACTTATAATAAAATTCCAAAAAATTTAACTAAAATAATGAAAGACATACCTAAAATTCAAATACTACGTGTTAAAAAAGATTTAGGACCTATTACAAAAATGTTACCTACTATTATACAAACAGATGATAAAAAATCTATTATAATATCAATAGATGATGATGTTGCATATCCTATGGGAATGATTAATGAATTAATATATCAAAAAGTTTTAAAACATCCAAATTCAGTGATTACAATGGGGCAACCAATGCCATTTTTTGATGAAGTTACTAATATGAATAAATACTGGCCTGAAAGAAAAAATAAAAGACCATTTGTTGATATAGTAGAAGGATGGTCTTCTGTTCTTTATTCTCCTAATCTTGTTAATACAAAATGTATGAAAAAATTATCTAATATAAGCAAACAATGTTTCTTATCTGATGATTTTGTTATTTCGTATGTCCTCTCTATTAGTAATAAAAAGCGTATATCTATTGATAATAAATATGTATATGATCCATTTCCTTATTCTTATGGTACAGGAGAAGATGCTCTTCACGCTGGAAGAGGTTTAGGAGATAAAAGAGAATATCAACCTCATTCTGATGTAATAAATTTTGAAAAGTATATAAAATGCCTTGATGCAATTGTTGATTATGTCTATAAAATAAAAAAATCTAAAAATGGATCTGATCCATGTGGATTCAGACAGCGAGAAGAGTTTGTTGCAAAAACATGCATAGATGAAACTATACTTAATGTTAATACACGAAGATGTGTAAAAAAAACAGGTTCTATAGGTAAACGTATTATAAATGAACAAAATTCAGAAGAGTCAGAAGAGTTATAATAAAATGTATTAATAATATTTTTATTATTAATATATAAATACCTGCCTTACTTTTTAATATAAAAGATTTAATAGATTATAAAATTAATAATTTATTGTCATTTAGTAAAAGTAGTTTAGAATCGGTGCCTTCTAATGAATCATGTATAATTATTCTTATAAATAAAAAACAGTTTGATACTGTTAACAATATGCCTTCAGGAATTGAAAGTATTAATTATATACAATCAAAAGAGTTTATAAAAAACATTTATGCAACTTATCATGTAGTATATAATACTCATAAAAAAATATGTGAAATACGTTACATTATTGATGATAACAATCATTTAAAAGAAGTAGTAGAAATATTACATAAAAATTTTCCTAAAGATTTTTATATATGGACAGGACTAATTCCTTATAAAAAGTCAGACCAATATATACAAATAGGGTTTAATAGTCCATATAAATGTAAAATTAGTCCATTAAAACATAAATCAAAAACTTCTGGTATTGCTTTTATTAAATTAAATAATCCAAAACATAAACTTGATATAAAGTCAGTGAAAAACAATCTTGAACATATTTTTACAAAACAAACAGAAATGTGTAAAATGTATATTTGTTTTACACAGCCAACTATTAACTATCTAAAAAAATTAAACGAACAATCAGATGATATAAAAAAAGAACAAGCAGGGTCTTTAACTATAAAACAAATACATAAAAAAAATAATAAGATAATATTTGAATTGAAAGAAAAACATGACAGTGTAAAATCAGGACACGAAGAAGAGGTTGATGCTGTAGTAAGTAGATATAATTTTCATACTCATCCAAAACACTGTTATATTAATAATAATGTAAAAAATGGGTGGCCATCTTCATCTGATTATGCAGCATTTGTTAAATTAGATGTAAATACTGTTTTACATATAGTTGTTACATTAGAAGGTATTTATACTATTTCTTTTACACCCGAATGGGTAGGAAAAAATAAAAAAATTGATACAGAATATGTGTTAGATCGTTATGAAATAGATAATAATAAAAAAATAAGTTACAAAACATATGTTAATAAAATTAATAAACTAAAATACAAAAATAAAAGTCCATTATTTATTGTTACATATATGCCATGGGATAAAGCAACAGATGTATTTCCTATTTATTTTTCAAAAACAGAAACTGATAAATGTTTAACGACAGACGCTCAGTTTGATATGCATACCTCCGGGGACTCCGTCCATACATTCGGGGACTCCGTCCATACATTCGGGGACTCCGTCCATACATTCGGGGACTCCGTCCATACTTTTTAATTACTTATGAGTGTTTAGTTCTTAAATAATTAAGAATATCATATAATACTTCAACATCAAATTTATTATAGTCTATGATTTGTTTCATAGTCTCATTGTTAGTTACACCAGTTGTTTTATCTTCCCTTTCGTAAAAATTATGTGCTAATATCATCGCACTTACACCAGAGTTACATTCAGTATTTAAGGTTGTATTAATTAATCCATGTTTTTTCATTGTTTTGGCTATATTTTTTAAACCAAAATTGAAACAATCTTTAATAACAATAGGTTCATTTGTAAAAATTTGATACATATCTACCCAGTTATTTACTTTCCAAGTATGAGCACTATTATTTCTAGACTGTAAATGTCGTTGTTCTGATTTTTTCCAAAATCTATCATCAGCACACCAATACCATAGTTTTGGATTGTTTTGTATTTTAACAAACTCATTAAATTCATTCATAATTCTATATTCTTCTTCATAGGTTGCTTCATTACAAGTAAAATTTGTATATGTCCACTCACTACTTGAATTACTTGAATTACTTGAATTACTTGAATTACTTGAATTTATTTTTTTCCAATATACACCTATCATAAATATAATATCTGTTTGATTTTGAACAGGTAAATCTGAAAATGAACAAAAAATGTCAGGTAATGTTTCAAAATCAACAAATATTTCATTACATTCAGTTTTCCAGTCACATATATTATTAATAATTTTTTTAGGACGAATTACATCAACATCTTGTCTATTAATCTTAAGAATTTCATCTATAGTTGATCCTCTTTTTCCATTTACTCCAATATTTTTGCTATTGCATCTCAAGTCTTTCCAACTCTTAATTCCTTTACTTAACCCAATATTTCTGTGTTTAACTCCGCAATACCATATACTACTAATTTCTCCTATATTTTGAGCAATTTCATCTTTATGTGTTTGCCATCTTCCAGAATCACAGCACATATTAGGATATAGTTCTTTACGAGACGGCGGTGATACAGACCATTTATGTCCGTTTTTTTTGTTATCCCTTAGCCATTTTAAAGCATCAGATGTTTTTTCTATGTATTCCTCATCTACATTTTTATAATCAATAACTCCGAGTTTATTTAAACATGTAAAATTTGTATGTTTAACATCTTTGTGTGTGTATTTCCAACGTCTTCCTAAAATGAAAGCATACTGTGATGTATATCCCTGAATTAATGAAACTGCATCTCTGTAAATTAAACATTGAGCTTTATATGCTGGATACTGATCTGAATTTAATAAATGTTTTCCATCTGCTCTTAATGGTAAAGTAGAAAATTTTACATCAATTACTACATAATGATAGTCTTTTTTTAATTTAGGTGATGGTATTTTTTGTTCTTCAATTGTTATAGGACATTCTTCTACAATTTTATGTAAGTAATCGCTTCTAACTAATAAATCAATAATACCATGGGTATTATTATTATCATTTCTGACTGGTGCAGAATGTATAAGAGGAGTTCCTTTGTGCATTAAGTCTATAGTTTTTTGAACACTTTCATCTGTTATTTTATCAGAAACATATACTACTGGAGCTTTGTTTCTAAAAATGTATTTAATCAATTCTTTTTCAAATTCTACACCTTTATTAATAATAAAACTATCAAACCCATTATTATTAATAGCAATACTATTACCAACTTTTTTATGTTCATATAACCAATCAACAAGGGTATCGTTAAGCATAAAATTTTTTACACATGTAGCAGAAATATATACATTGTTAGATTTAAATAAAGGCTTACATATTTTTGGTTTTTTTGATCTAGTACAAGACGAAACACACTCTGAAACACACTCTGAAACACACTCTACAATATTTCGGGATTTTCTTTTCATATTTAATAATTTAAAATTTTCTTTTTAAATTATTGTTATTAATAATTATAAATTTAAGGTAAAAATGGGTCTACATAATCTGTATTATATCTAGAAAAATGAAAATCCCAAAATTCAGGACATCCAAATTTAAATCCAGAAGGATTAGGACTTGCTTTAAACCAAAAAATACAGTCTTCTAATTTATTACTTCTGGTAGCATTATTTATATATAATGCTGTATAATCATCTGTTAATTGATCCATAATGTCACAAAATTGACCAAAATCGGGTATAACACCTGCATAATTCTCCCATAATGAACGACGATTTTTAAGATTTGGTTCACGTAAAATAAAAGTCCCATCAACATTAGTTCTAATAACTGGTTTGACATCCATACAATACTGTAATGATAAAATATACCACATTTTCCAGTGACGAGAATTTTTATATATACCTTGTTGCAAAGGCTTATTAAATACAGCAGGGGTGTCAGTACAATCATCTAATAAACATACAGCCCACGGGTTTTGTACATGTTTTTTTGCTATTTTTTGACGTTTAATAAAATTTTTCAGCTGATCTTCATCGTATTTATTAAAAACAAATGTACTAGGAAACATGTTTTTATAAAATCCATTACTATCTTCAGTACCACTAAAAACTATACCACATGGATATATATTTTTTTTGGCATATAACAAAGCAGCAATTAAAGTAGATTTACCTGTACCTGGCTTACCAATAATAACTGTTTTACTCCCTCCTTGATCTGGGTTCATATATGTTTGAACATTAGGTTGAATTAAATCAAGGTCGAGTTCTTTAATGTATAAATTTGTTTCAGTATTATTCATTTGTAAATAAATAGATGTATGTTTAAATTAAATTATTTTTTTATAATCAATTATAAAAATGCTAAGGACATACAAAAATAATGGATATCGTATATTATCAAATTATGATGATACTCATATGAATAATTTTGTAGAACAACTTCCAGAACAAGTTCCAGAAAAACAAGTAACATATGAATGTTCAAACGGTCAATGTAACAATTCTAATAAAAAATATAATCCAGATGACAAAATTTATAACAATATAAACGAATGTAAATCATTTTGTTATCAAAATAATCATTCTGATTTATGTCAAGAAGTTCATAAAAGTAATGGTTATAGGAAACTATGCAAATATGACAGTCAAACAAATAGTTGTTCAGATCCAGTTGAGAGTACACAAACTTATGAATGCTTAAATGGTCAATGTCAAAGTTCTAATAAACAATATGACCCTTCAAATAATGTTTATAACAGCATTTATGAATGTAGAGCGTTTTGTCATCCAGCTATCCCTGATAAAGATTCTTCATTTGAAAATGTTTCAAAAAGTAATGGTTATAGGAAACTATGCAAATATGACAGTAAAACAAATACTTGTAATCAGTTACCTCCATATAGCAATAACTTATACACTCAACTAAATGAATACCCAGATGTTAATAACAATAGATATCAAGAATGTACATCACATTATAGTCATGAAAACCCTTTATCATATTCTTGTAGTTCTGGATGTCATCCTGTGTATATGCCATCCGATGGCATTACTTCATTTGTAACAGCTGAAGAGTGTGCATCTGTTTGTGAAAATGGTAATGAAAATGGTAATGAAAATGAAAGCGAAAATGAAAGTGAAAATGAAAGCGAAAATGAAAGCGAAAATGAAAGCGAACCTATATATTATAAAAATAGAATTTGTATGTCAAAAATACCTCTTACATATAATTTTAGTTTAAAACCATCATTAGCGTGTGATACAGGTGAATTTTATTAAAAATAAGTTAATTTAATAATTATAAATAATTATTAAAAATAAGTTTTGTTAAATTAAGATTCTTCGTCAGACTCTTCTAAAACACAATTTTCTTTTTCTAATAAGTCTTTTGACTTAATAAAAATAGAAATTTTTCCTAAACTACCAATAGATGATTTAAAAAGCAAAGGAAGACCTTTTTTAGTATATATCTGAGTATTAATACTTAATCCTGACATTTTTGTCACGCGAGATAGTTGCTCAGTGTCAAAAAATTGATTATATTCAACAGTATTATCATTATCTTCTTCTTCTTCATCAGAATCACCCATTTCTCCAAAATCAACATGTCTTTTCATTACTCCTCCAGCGTTACATATAAATTTAATATGAAAATTTTTAGATACTACATTTACACTACTCCCAATATGTGCCATGTCTTTACACATTTTTTGGTACTCGGAACTAGGTACAATTATAGGCTTTCCATATCCAGTAGGTATATCTATATCTAATGTTTGTATTACTTGAATTTTAATAAAAGATGTTGTTATTCGGTTGTTTTCTTTAGGAATTACTTTGATGCCCAAATCAGTTGGAGATTCATCGTCAATAAATAATTGCATTGAATCTTTTTTTTTAATGGATTTAAGCATTTTGTGAAAATGATTTAGATTAATTCCAATAAAAAGTTTATCCTTTGATTTAAATTTATATAAAGTAAAATTTTCGCTTTCTAAAGAAAGTTGAATTAAAATAGTTCTATGATGATCCATCATACATAAATTTATACTATTATTATCTATTTCAAAACAAGCTGTTTTTATATTATTTTGAAGTAATTCGGCTAAAATTTTAATAGTATACGCATTATTAGTTTTTGCTTTAAAAATTATCGTCATTTAAAAAACGAAGTGGAAACTTTAAATTACATTAAAGTTTGTTAACCCATTAATATCAGAATCATTTAAGTTGAGTAAGGAAAATATGAAACGAATTTCATATGATATGTAAAGATACGAAATTCGTTTCGTATGGGTTTAAAGAAATAAAAATAGATATAAAATGACAACTAAACATTTTATATCATACAATATTCCATTTACTCAAAGAAGTGTTGATAATTTTATAGATATTACAGCTATATTTATGGCAAAACAGAAAATATTTTCCAATTATTCGAGGATTAAATCAGCAAAAGAAAATTTTAATAAATATGAAAACTCTATTATAAAGTCAAATAAACATACTTGGTGTGATCCTAGATGTATTGAACCTATTATTGAATGGTTAGTAAAACCTACTATTATTGATTTTTCTTCTATTCAAAAAGAATTAGATAAACCATTTCCTATTGATACACCAACAAAAATAAGTAAAACAACTAAAATATGCAGTAAATGCCACGAAGAATTATCTTTAGATAATTTTGGCACAAATAAACTCAAAAAAGACAATCTTGATGTTAGATGTAAACAATGTTACAAAATTGATAGAGATAAAAATGACAAAAATAAAGATAGAGCCTTAGATTATTATGAACAAAATAAGGAAAAATGTATCAAACAAAAATCTGATTGGAATAAAACAAATAAAGACAAAGCTAATGCTACAAATCGTCGTTGTTATGAAAAGAAAAAAACCGAAAAAGAGGAAGAAATTCGTAAACAATCTGAAGAAGAAGCTAAAAATATTATTAGCAATATTACTCTTATAGATAAAAATGATCAACCATATGCTATTATTTGTAGAGAATCTGACGGGTATATTAATGTTACCAATCTTTGTAAAGCAGGTGGAAGATTATTTAGCACGTGGCGTAGAAAAACAACTACTGAAGAATTTTTGAAGATATTGGAAAAAGATATTAAAAGTGAATATCAAAAAGATACGTCTATGCAACTTTGCACTGACATCTTAATCAATACTGAAATACTTGAATTAATTAAAATAGAAACATCAGGTCTTAACGAAAATAGAGGCACTTGGGTGCATCCAAAAGTTGCTATAAATATAGCTCAATGGATATCACCAAAATTTGATGTACAAGTTACAAAATGGGTTTATCAATTATTAATAGTAGGAAGTGTTAAATTAACAGATGATAGTAGTAATAAAGATATTATGAATATACAAAAGGGTAAGATAAAGTATAATAGATTAAAGAAAGAAGGAAATAAAGATGAGGCTGATGAAGTAAAACACGAGATAGATAATAGATTATTACAATTAGAAATTAAAAATAAGGAGTTAGAAAATAAATTAAGTTCAACATTGGATGCTTATAATAAACAAAGTAAAACATTAAAAAGACAAAAAAGAATACAATACAATCCTGAAAAAGTCATATATTTATTACAACACAAAGAGTTTAAGAATATGTATAAAGTTGGAATTGCTAATAATTTAACATCACGTATGTCTACCTATAATACAGCAGCACCTACAGACTTTGATGTGATATATCACGAATATACAATTTATAATGATATAATAGAGATAATGATAAAAAAGAAATTTATAGAATTTTTATATGTGAATAATAAAGAATGGTATGAAGTCAATGAAGGACCTAATATATTAATAAATGGAATCAGGGAAGGAGTTGAGTATTTCAAAAATTAACTAATTGTATTTTTTTTACCCAAATTAGTTGAAGATTAATTCCAATAAAAAGTTTATATGCATTATTAATTTTTTTATAAGTAAATTAAAATTTAAATTAACTTATAAAAAAAATTAACTTATAATAAATGGAAAAAGTTGCCTACTTAGAAATTGATGATTTTAAAAAAGATGGAAGTCTTAAACCTTACGTAAATCAAGGTTTTCCTTCTGTTGTAATGGTTCAAGGTGGGTTTTGCGGATATTGTACAAAAGCAAAGCCCGACTTTCAAGAGTTTGCTAAAAGCGGATTACCTGTTGTAGCTGCGTGTATTGTAATAGATGGTTCTAAATCTGAACAAGAAGCTGTTTCAGTTGTAAAAAAATTAGATCCATCTTATCAAGGAGTTCCTCATTATATGGCATTTGATAAAAATGGTAAATTTAAAAAAAATCACAAAGGTGGTAGAACAACCCATGATATAATAGAGTTTGCTGAGTCTATTTAACTAACCATAAGTTCTATTTTATACAATAAAATAGAACACATTTTGTAATGTGAAAATTATTAATTTAATTTAATTTAATTTTAATAATACAGTATAAAAAGGAGTATTATCTATTTTATATCCTAATATTTTTACATCATTTTTACTTTTATTTATTTTTTTGATATCAGTTGAATTTATATATGAGTATAATGTAAAAGATATCTGTTTTATATCTTTTGAATGAATACCAGGATTATATCCTTGTTTATACCACGTATCAGCTACATTACTAGCTTTTTCTATAGAAGTTGTATTTTGAGCTAAATATACATATTCATCTACTAAATTATTTTTAAAAAAATAAGGCGCTGAAGTTCCTATTTGAACTTCATCGTATAAAATATATTTAATATTATTTTCTACGATCCATTTTTCTACTGATTCTTCTCCGAATAATATAACTTGTCCGTCGTGTTTGTTAAAATCTGTTATATCAACGTAGAAATTTTTAATTACAGTGCGAGAATAATATTGTAATATATTTTGTTTATCGCGTTGTATATTAAGCCTTATTACATATACAAGTCTTTTTATAGTTTCTTTTGTATGTACAATTATTTTACCATTTTTGGTAAATGGATTATTTTCAGTAAATGTTTTTGATATTGTATTTTTGTATACAAAATCAGCATCTATTTTAAAATATTTAATTGCAAATTTAGCAACATTTTTATCACTAGTGTCTTTTCCAGAACTATGTAAATATTTTGAAAAAAACCATAAAGTGTATTCAATTAAATAACGTGCTAGTTTTTTATTTTTATTATATGTTTCTAAAAAAGATTGTTTATCTGTATTAAAACTTAACTCTTCTTTTTTTGTTAAAATACCATCAATTATTTTATCGTCGTTTTTGATTGGTATATATATAGTTACATTTCCCCATATTCCAGTTATTTCTTGTACTACATCATCAATTATTGTTTGTGATTGTATTTTAATATTTAATAAAGTAGCTAATTTTATTGCAGTATCTACATCAGTTTTATATATTTTTGTATTTCTTATTTCTTTTACTTTTAATGGTTGTATAGGAGTTGTAATTATAGATATTTTATTTGAATCAAAAATTATTGTAAGTCTTCTTGTTTTACCATACGAATCAATCCATTGAGATTTAATGTTTATATTTGGATTAATAGGTAAATATATTTCAGTGATTGGTTTATTAAGTGCATAAGATTTTTGAAGACCTAAATATACATTTCTAATATTTTCTGATTCTTTATGAGAAAAAATTTGTTGTACTTTACTTGATTTTATATTATATTTTATTATTAATTCACATTGAGGAAAAGGATATTTTATTACATCATCTGACTCACTTCCCATATGTTCATATACATATATACACCTATTTTCATTACGATTTTTATAATATGATTGAGTATGTCTAGGTAATATCATTTCACTATTTAAAATATTTTTGGTAAATAAAAAAATATTACATTTAAATTTATCCTCTAACAAACGTATAAAGAGCCTTGGATCTAGATAAGTATCGCTTTCTAATAAACTACGTATTTGATTAGTTGTTAAATCATATAGTTCTTGTCGACATAATGCTAAATAACTTTCAGTAGTTAAAAGATTTCTTTGATCTATCAAATAAGCCTCGAGTTCATCTTCATCTGTTATTGATAAAATATTTGTTTCATGGTTAAATGCTTCCATTACAACATTTAAAAAACTATTTACATTTCTTTTTGATCCTATACCTGTTCCTCTTCTTATATATTCAAAGGTTGGATTTGGATCAGTTATTGTAAATAAATTTTCAATATCAGTTGGTATATTTCCATATTGATCATGTTTTAATATTTTGTTTGTTTTAATAATATTTTGTTTTTTCTCTCCTCCGCCTCCATCATCTAAATTTTTTCCTTCATAATAATGTAAAAATTTAGGATTTTTAATCTGATTTGGTTTAAAACAGCACGGTACATAAGGATATGCAGAAGCATTTTTAAGTTTGTTAAGTTTAAGCCCTACGTGTTTATGTACTTTATGCTTGCAAGTGTAGTAATTTTGACGTACTCCATCAAGTGGAAATTTAGTAGCATTAGGGTCTTTAGGAACATCACGAGGAAACTTTATTACTTGTTTACCTTTGTTTATTAATTCAGTTGCTTCTTCTTCAGAAATAATAGTAGGCATTCTAGTAGGTTTACAATTTCTTGTATAGTTTGAAACAAAAAGATCTGGAGCTTTCTCATTTAATTTTACATCTTCTTCTATTTTTTCTTCTACTTGAACATCTCCGAAATTTGGAATATATTCTCTGTAAAAATCTTGAATTTCATTATATTTTTTATCATAAAGAATAAATAATTTACCTAATATTTCTTTAAAAATTTCTACAGATTTACTATTATTACAATTTGATATTCTTACACGTATATAAGGTTCTCCTATAGGAAAAAAATCAAGATCTTCATCTTTCATACTAATATCTCCTTTAATCATCTTTTTTTCTGTTATTGTTGCTGATATAAATTCAGTATTTTGGTGTTCAAAATGTATGTATAACCCAGCTTTCTTTTTAGTAGCTTTTTCGTGATCATCAATTGTTATAAGAAGTTTAAAAATATCATCATTCATTACCAAATCGGCAAATATGTATTTATCAAGAGTTAAATTTGGATAATAAAATACACCTACAATTTTACTTTCTTTTGTTTCTTTAATACTAATATCTATATTTGGAAAAATCTCTAATGATCTTTTTGTAAAAATATCATTAGAAACATTACCTTTATCATTGTCTATACTTATTTCAGCTGTAAAATTAGTAGTTATAGGATCAATTTTAATTACTGTATCTGAATAATTAGAAATATTTTTATTTGTTATATCATCTTTTTGATGCACTTTTAAAATTATTGAATCAGGTGTTGTTATAGCCCATTCCGAAGAAGGAATAAAATCGGTTTTTATTTTATAAAAATTATGCGTTGTAACAAAAGGAACTAAAGGTGTTAAAACAACAGAATTAAATAATTCTAACATAGATATATTTGTCATTTCTAATGTTAGAATAAATTGTATATATTCTATTTTAAATGGTGTACTTACAGCAGACTCATAATTAAATTCATTAAATAATTTTACTGTTTTCTCAATTTTTTGAGACTGTGATTTAATACTTTTTTCTATATATAATTTAGTTTGTAATATATCTTTCCAGTCTCTTTTGAACTGAGTATGAGCTAAATATATTTTT